GTGGAGCTTCGCTTACTTTTCACTGTACCCATTATACCCGGAAAAGTGTATCACAGTGTATCATTTTGAAAATTTTCCCGAAAAAAATCCCCCCTAACTTTTTCAGACCCCCCTCCGGGGAAGTGCAAAAAAGCCCCTATACCTAGAAAATTTTCGGGCTTTCGGACCCGTGAGTGGAAGAATCTTCCTCCCCAGTACCTTGCCGGTGGCTCGGAAAATGGTAGAAAAAGGAAGAAAAGACCGAAAAATCGGGCTTTTTCATCCGTCAAAATCGCCAAAAATCCGGGAAAAATCCCGCCAAAACAGCCCAAAACCCCGGCAAAATGACGGAAAAATAGCGGCAAAACACCGGCGGCGGGCATCCTTTAAGGTATCGCGGGGCGGGCGGCGACCGGCGGCAAAATGGCAAAAGAAAAAGCCCCACCGCGGCGGGCTGTTGAGCGGGCCGGGGCGGGGCTGGTGTCCTATATAACTATGTAGCGGGGCGCGGTGGGGATTCTGTCGCCCTCATCGGGGCGGCGCGGGGTGAAGATCGGCGGCGCGGATCATCGGCGCGGCGGGGCCGCTGCCCTGTCCTATATAGCTATGTAGGGCGGGGCCGGGGCTGGTATGGGGCGGGCGGTGCTGCTGTCTGGTGCTGGTGTGAGGTGTGGCCGGTGTGGGGCTGCTGCCCTCTCCTATATAGCTATGTAGGGCGCGGGCGGGGTGCTGCTGTCGTGTTCATCGGGCGGCGTGTCCCCATCGGGGCGGCGCGTCCTGTCCAGTGTCCAGCGCGGCGGGGCGCGGCATCGTCTGCCCGGCGCGGCCTGTCCGGGGCGATCTGTCCGGCGTGGCGGGGTGCTGCCCTCTCCTATATAGCTATGTAGGGCGGCGGGCGGTATGCTGTCGGCATCATCGGCGGGGCGCGGGGTGCAGATCGGCGGCATCATCTGCCCGGCGCGGGGCGGCGGCGGGGTGCTGCCTGTCCAGACAGCAGCGGCGGCGGGGTGCGATCTCCTACCGGCGCGGCATCATCGAGCCGCCACGGAAAAGCCGCCCACGGAAAACGCCCCACGGAAAAAGGGCAACAAAAAAAAGAGGTAGGCGCGGCGGCGGGCCGTGTCTACCTCTTTTTTCGCGTCATTCTTTCGGGGCGGTCATTCTTCCGGGGTATCGTCCGGGGCGGGCGGTGGCTGGAATCCATCGCGGGCCATTCTTTCCCGCGTGGCGTTTACGATATACCCCGCCACGCTTTCCCCGGCGTGGGCGGCGGCAGCGTTCAAATCCTCTTCAATTTCTTTCGGGATTCTGATTGATTTTGTCGCAAACTTCGATAAATAACGGTCGTTCGTTATTCTTTTCTTGTCTGTGAGCGGCATTTTTGTCACCTCTCTTTCTGCCTGTCCTCATTATATCAAATTTTCCCGGAATGCACCATGCAAAAATTGACGGAATGAATCATGCTTTTTTGTGCATTTCGTAAAATCGCATGATTCATGCTTGACACATTGCATGATTCATGCTATGATATAGCCACAGCAAGCGAAACACCGCAAAACAAAAAAGAGGTCAAACCGCATGAAACTTTCTGAAAAGATCGCCGCGATTGAATCCGGCGAATACGCCGTAACATGGACGACCCCCGACGGGTCGATCATGAAAGCCGCCGATTATGGCCCGTATTACGTCGTTTATCGCAACGGCGAACCGATGGGCGCGATTGACAGCCCCGATGATCTGGACATTTTCGCCGCCGCGAACCACTACACCGCATGAACCCCCGGATACCTTGACGGGCCGCACCGCTGAAAGCGACCCGATCCCAACACCCCGCCGGGGTGAATCAAACCAGAAAAGAGGTGAAAAGCATGAATAAAGAGTTTTTCAAGCTGCCGAAAGCCGTCAAGCGGGCAGTTTGGGCTGCTCTTCTTGCCAAATGGCAAAAGAAAAAGCCCGCCACCCGGTAAAGGGTGACAGGCTTGCAAGATAGGTTTTCGAGTTCCGATCTTGCAATGATTTTACCAGCTTTCGCCGGTAAAGTCAAGCGGACACTTTCAAGGGCTGCACCGCTGCCGCAAAAGCAACCCTATGCCACCGCCCCGCCGGGGTGAATCAAAATCAAAAGGAGATCGAGAACATGACCGCATTCGACAAGAAAATAAACCAGATTGCCACCCGTCACCGGTGGAACATCGAGAAGCAAGCCCGCGCCGCTGTCCCTTGCTACATCATCGCCGCCCCAACTTATGAGGATGCCGGGAAGATCGTTGCCGTTCTGAACCGCTGCAAGGGCTTGCACCATGAAACATTGACCCCGATTCACTATGAATCGTGGGCGGTCAAGGTGTATGACGCTGGACAGATCGCCGCATATCGGGAACGCGAACGGCAAAAAGCCGCCCTTGTTGATGCTTTCTATATGGCATTGAAAGCCAACGGCGGCGACCAGAACGCCGCGAAAGCTGCCCAGCGTGAAAAGGCGGTGCAATGGAACGCCGTCGAGGTGTTCAATGAAATTTACGCATGACCCCCGGATACCTTGACGGGCCGCACCACGAAAAGCGACCCGATCCCACGCCCCGACAATAGCCGGGGAAAAGCACGAAAAGCCACACCACGAAACGAAAAGGAGAAACAACCATGAAACGAATTTTGACCGCCGCCGCACTTGCCGCCGCGCTGCTGTCCAGCGCACCCCGCGCCGCTGCCGCCTGTCCCTACAAAGTCGGCCCTTTTGGGCGGTATATCGCCCCGGCCATTGTGCAAGGCATGACCGCCACCAAAGAAAACCAGATTGAAGTCTGGTGCAGTGATGCGCTGGACGGCGACGACTGGTATTTTCTGGTGGACGGCGAAACCGATTTGCGGATTTTTGACCGGATCGATCTTGTGGTCGATGCCAACGGAACCCCGGACGATTTCAGCGACGACAAGGTTATTGACGCGCTGTATTGCCACGATTGCGACGAAACCGAAGATTGAACCCCGCCGGACACCTTGACGGGCCGCACCGAACGAAAGCGACCCGATCCCATTCCCCCGGCACACCGCCGGGACGATCCACAAAACGAAACACGAAAGGAAGTATTTACCATGACGAATAAACAGATCATCCGCGCCGCCGCCGAACGTCTTGACCCGGCCACGCTGCACCAGATCGCCACCGCACACCACACCCCGGAAGAGATCGCCGCCGTTGCTGCATCTTGCAAGATCGTTGACAAGGACGGCAACGAAAAGCCCGCCACCGCCGCGGACATCGAGATCATGTTTGCAGCGGACGAACTGCACACGTTCGACTTCTGGAAGAAAGAGGGCAAGAGCGTCAAAAAAGGCGAAAAAGCATTGCTTGAATGCTACTTGTGGAAGTACACCACGAAGCCCAGCAAAGAGCAGCGCAAAAAGGCCGCGGCAGAGGGCAAGGAAGCCGCACCCGATCCGCATTACTACCCCACGAAGTCCCATCTTTTCAGTTGCTTACAAGTTGAAAGCAGCCGCCCCGCGCCGCAAGCCCGGTTCAAGTCCACGGCGGAGATCATCGCTTACAACAAGCAGCTTGCCGCCGAACGCAAGGCCGCAAAGGAAGCCGCCGCAAAAGCTGCCGCCGAAGTTGCCCGCCCCGCGCCGGTCGTCGTTGAAGAGCACCACGAACTTCCCGAACTGGTTCACGTTGAACCGCTTCCCACGAAACCGGCCCCGAAGAAGCCCCGCACCACGAAGAAGCCCGCCGCCGACGTTGCCGAACTCAAAAAGGCAGAACGCAAGGCAATGCACGAATTTATGGCCGTTCCCGAAACCGACCGCGCCGGACAAGCTGCCACGCTGGAAGCATGGCGCAAGGCGACCGCCACCCGGAAAGCTGCCGAAAAAGCAGCAGACGAAGCCCCCGCCGTCACCGTGAGCATGGAAGAATTAGAGCCGGTTTTTGAAAGCTGGTATTCCAACTTTTACCGCACCCACGACGACAACGACAGCAAGGAATACCGGGAAGCCGTCAAGACGTTTGACCAGAAGAGCAAGAACGACCCCGAATTTTCGGCCATTGTCCAGCAATTCACGAATTACCGTTGCGACTTTATCAGCAGCGACCGCGAAGCCGCCGCGTTTGTGATGGCTCTCGATGAACTCAACCACAAGCACAACGCCCCCGAAATGGTTCCCAGCGTCCAACAGCTCGACTTTGCAAGCATCGCCGCCGGTGTGCTGGCATGATTCCAGCGCGGACACTCTAGCCGGGTTGCACCGCACAAAGCAGCCCAGCCCCACACCCCGCCGGGGTGAATCACGAAAACGAAAAGGAGATTATACCATGACCGCCAACGAAGAGAAGAACGAACTTGTTGTTGTGGATGTTCCCAACGTCCAGATCTACGCTTTCACCGTGTCCGGCTGGCCCACGCCCCGCACCGCCGAAGAGGTGTTGAACGCCGCCCGGAAGAGCACCGCCGAAAGCATCCAGCGGATCACCCAGATCATCGAGTCCGGCGACTACGAAAGCGACCGGGGATATTGGGAAAGCCGCCTTGCGCAAGAAAAGGCCCGCTCTTATGCCGTCATGACCTACGGCGAATGGCTGGACTTTGAGCGGGAAAAGCTGCTCACCCCGGAAATGGTCGAGATCACGAAACAGGACTATGAGAACGCGCTGAACGTGTTGCCGCCA